CATCCCGAAGGTTCCAACTACTTTGCTATGTTTATGTTGCATGGATATCCCATGATTGCTGACGGCATCTCTGCCACAGAAGGTCATATCGTGGGTGTCAAAGCATTCAACAATGAGGTGATATATTCTCGATATCGCCATGACTATCGGATGAGCTCTGATAAGACAGTGTTTATCGATGGCGGACGAGATTACCTGAGATCGGGTATGTATGAGACAGATAGGTTTGTTAATATGAAAGTAATCAAAGACAGATTGGAGATCGTAAATGTATAAGACAATAGCAATAATGTTTTCACCGTTCATGCTGATCGTTGCATTGGCATTCACATTATCAACTGAACATGTCCATACTCCCTGGTGTGAACATCATGACTTTGAGTATTACGAATGAGATATTTCTTTCTCCCATTCTTATACTTGCGGATCTGGTGGGGTCTTATCATACATCATAAAATGATGAATTTTGGTCCTTTTTATTATTATCGTTATAATTGTGATCCGGGAGGTTGGAATTTTAGGATTGGAAAAGTTCTTAGTATAAGCAGGTTCGTAAATAAAAAGTACATTGAGACAAATACAGGTTTTCGTTATGCCATTGTTATATTAGGCAAACTTTATAGAAAAGGATATACGAATGAAAGAAGGTATTGACACAATGACAACGGAAACATCAGCAGAACTCAATGTTCGTAAGGAACTTGAAGAACGCCTTTGGAATAAACAATGGGCCATGGATAAGTCTATCGAATGGTCCAGGCATGTCAATGAACTTATTAGCGATAAAAATAGCAGCATGACAGGTGACGTTATTCAAAGCGGTGACGTGATGGACCTTGCTGATCGTTTTTATCAATGGCTTTACAAGGATTCACGATGACAACAGAAGAATATGTAGAAGGTCTAAAAGAGCTAGTTCCGGCTCACTTTATTGAGAATACAAAGGACTGGAGCACATCAGATAAGATGTATGTCTTCCTCCACTTTATTCAATTGAAGAACATGGAAGAGATCAAGCAACTGATCAAATCACCCAAACGAGTACATGAATACTCCAGCAAGGGAAAGAGATAAAGGAAAAGGGGGCCGAAGCCCCCTTTTTAGTATGAGCAAGTTGACCTTGCTTCTTATTACATGATGTTAGTGATAGAAACTCTACGATAGTAAGCATTTGTACCAACAGTGATTGAACCGTCAGTAACGCTTGGAGTTCCTACAATGCTACGAGCGAATGGATTTGCTACCATTCCGTAACGTGTCTTGAATCCAATCTTTGGCTGGAATGTATCTTGGCCAACCGCACGGACCATCTGAAGCGGAACGTATGGGCAGTAGAAGATACCAGCGTCGAATGCATTAGCACCCTTATATCCAACAGTCATATAGTTGCCTGTGGTATATGGATCGATGTAAACACGGAAACGACCGTTTAGTACACCAGCGAATGTGTTGCCTGTATCATCAACTTGCATGTTGTTTGAGTTAAGAGCAGGTGTGTAATCAAGCACACCAGCCATCTGAAGAGCAGATGCAACGTCTGAAGAACAGATTACAATATTACCTTTTCCACGACGAGTGTCCTTGGCAATTTGGTTGGCTTCTCTTTCCAGATGGAACATAAGACCCTTGAACTTCTCAACTGACCAACGACCGTTTGAGTCGGTGTCAAGGTCGAATGTACCAGCAGTAGTTGTACCTGTAGCAGCACCTGCACGAGCTGAAAGGTTGATTGTACGAACAACTTCACGGTTGATTTCTGCGAGGATTTCAGTCTGTAGGATGTTAGCAAGTTCTGTTTCAGCATCCAGACCGTGAACAGCCTTGAGATCCTGAGCAAGTTCCATGGTGTATTCTGCTTTTAGCGCACGTGACTTAGCAGAAACAGTAACTTTATCGATTGAGAAGGCCATTTCTGGGAATGACTCAGCAGCAACACCAAGTGCTTCAGAAACGTCAGTTCCCATGGCACTCTTGAAGTTGTATGTTGCAGCATCGCCCGATGGTATAGAACCTGTGTTGTTAGCACCGATTGAGTTGGTGCCCTGACCAGCAAACTGATCAGTTGCAAACTTTGTATTTGGTTCGTCGTAGAATGCTTCTGTACCCTTGGCAGATGAGTTGGCGTAGTTGGCACGCATTGCGAAGATCAGTCCAGTTGGACCAGTCATTGGCTGAACGCCGCAGATATCATAAGCAACTAGGTTAGGCATCGCACGACGGATGAGTGAGATCAGGATTGGATCATAACCAGCGGTACCACCGAGAGCTGATGAAGCTCCGCCATAACCACCTGCGCCAACTGAGTTGGTTGCAACTTCGAGAAGTGATTGTTGGCCAAGACCACCACCAGCTTCTCTGATTGCCTTTTCTGTGTTCTCAAGTAGAGTAGCAGTCACATTACGACGATGTGCATCAGTGATTCTTGGAAGATCACCATGCTCAAGAACTGGCTTCCACTTTGAGATTAATTCTTCATTAAAACCGATCATTTGTATCTCCTTTTAGAGTTTATGTAATTTTATTTATAATAGATTACTTTTTAAGAGTTCTAGAAATTGAAGCAACATAGTTATTCATCGATGGATCAATGTAAGGAGTCTTTTCAGGCTCTTCTACGCTCTCGTTAAGAAGCTGATCCCCAGTAACCTTTACTTCGCTCTTTGTAGGGAAGTATGTTTCTTTGATGATTGAAACTTTCTTACGAAATTCAGCTGAGTCAGAATAGTTGATGGATTCAGTCAACTTGACGAACTTATCCTTCTGAGTGTCAGTCATTCCTTCAGCAAAAGTAGTAGTGATATCTTCGACTTCCTTCTGGTTTACCACCTTGGAAAGCTCGATATTTTTCTCTGTAGTCTCATTGAGGCGTGACTTCATCTCTTCGAGTTCAGCTGCCATTGATTCTACGACGTCTACTTTGTCTTCTGGAATATCGATATAATGTTGTTCAAAAACATTTTTAAGGTTTAGCATGAAAGATTCAGCAATTTCTGTTCTGATGCCAGACTCGATTGCGAGCGTATTTTCTGAGATCCATTCTGCTACTGCGTAGTTAATATAATTATCTACGTTTTCTAACATTTCACTTTGAATCTTTTCTACGGATTCTTCTAGATCTGTTTCGAATTGGGTCTGAAGCTCTGAAGCGGCTGCTTCAAAAGATTCTTCTAGTTTTGTTGTTTCGATAGAAACTCTTGTTGAAACTGCTGCTTCAAAGAGCGTATTAATCTTGAGCTTGAAGTCCTCTGAAAGATCAGTTGAATCTCCAAATAACAATTCAAGGTCTTCTCTTACTGAGGTCATTGGCATGGCCGGAGCAGCATTAGAAGAATTGATAGAAGCTTTGTTCTTTACAGAATTGTCGCCAGTAGCAAGGTGTGCATTGTTATTGTAGATGTCATCTGGTAACATTCCAATAGTCTCTGCTGCTTGTGCCAGTGTTTCCTTGTCTAGAGATGATGCATAAGCGACCATCTTTGCGATCAAGTCGGAACGTGAGATTCCGGTTGGTTTTGAAGCGATAGTAGCCATGTTTGATGCTGCATCAGCTTCATCAAGCACATTTACTTCATCTTCGTTTTGATTGATATCGTGTTCAGACATTATGATACTCCTTGATTTATTTTAAATATTTATAAAATTATATATTTGAAAGAAAATGGTTGAATACTCTAATCTTTGCTTCTTCAAGTTCTTTCTTAGAAACTTTACGAGCAGCCTCATCGATATGTTTCTTAGCGATCTCCAATTCTTTGGCTTTAAGAACGCCGTTATTCCATACCCATTCCACACCTTCCATCACACCGTTGACAAATGCGTCCGGCGCTGATGGATCTGCTACGACATCTGCTGCTGTAGCGAGATAAAAATCATCCTGTACATGATTGACACCATTTTTCTCTACTAATGAACCCATACCTCTAGAAGATACACCCAATACGGCACCTTCAGCGATCAGGCTCCGGACGATATTTCCGTACGGAGTATCAGTGATCTTTGCTTTTCCAATAAAACTATCACCTTCTCTACGGAGAGATTTGATCATCATGCAGACTCTTTCTAGATTTATAGAAGGACCTGATGGATGACCCAATTCGCCGTATGCTCTGCCTTTGTCAACGTTTTCTTTGACATATCTGTTGACTTCTTTTTCCAAGATGCTTGTGTCGTAATATCTCTTGTTGCGATTAGTCACGTTACCCTGAAGGAAAGGACCCTCGATAAAGAGGCTTTTGCCGCCTTCAGAACCTTCT